TTAACAAACACTTCCCTGATTGGCGTCGTGTATTGAATGAAGTTCAAAGGTATTCTGTAAGTGGTAAAATTGATGCGGGTATTCTCGCTTCGTTCTCTGATGTTGCTGTAAATGAACTGGTCAAGAATCTCAAGGATAAAAACTTTGCTGAAGTGCGAAAGTGGATCGTTGGTAATCTGGACAATGATACTACTGTACTTTTGCGTCGTATTTATGACGCTTGCTACGAATCCTTGGTTCCTGCTTCTGTTCCTGCTGCTGTCCTTGTTCTCGCTAAGTATCAGTATCAGGGAGCGTTCGTAGCAGACCAAGAGATAAATATGCTTGCTTGTTTAACTGAACTAATGGTGGAATGTGAGTTCAAATGAAAATTCAGATCGAACTATCCAAAGATGTAAATTATCCTGGTGAAATACTGGGTGAATATATTTGGAATCTAGAAGAAGGTGATAATCACGTTACTGGATTTTGTGATTCTGTTAAAGAGTGTTTTCAAGAAATTATTAGACACAGGTAATTCAAATGAAGTATCCAAGACAAAAGAAGTCCAGAACCTATTATTACTTCTGGGCATTTATGGCGCTTACAGTATTCTTCGGACAACTTTATGTTGGATATGGATACCGTCTGATGCATGGAAGTATGCTTGACCTGATGGATAAGGTTGATGGAGTTCTCCTTCATAAGGATGATACGCCCTATGGAGATATGCTATGAGTCTTCTCAAAATCGATAAGAATAAGTTGGTAGAGCCAAGAATGAAGACTACGCCTCAGAATGTTCAAGAGGCAAATGAAGCATTGTTCCGTGCTAAGATGACTCTACCTGCTGCCGCAAAGCATTGTGGTATGACCCACAAGGAAATGAAACTTACCTTCTGGGAGTTTTTGAAGTATAACAAACCTGATTATGAAATCCCTGAAAACACCATTACGCTACCCAGGCGGTAAGTCCCGTGCTTGCACGAAACTTGACCAGTTCCTTCCTGACCTCCGTGAGTATGATGAGTATCGTGAACCATTCCTTGGTGGTGGTAGCGTAGCACTTCATATCACAAAAAAATATCCACACCTTAAAGTATGGGTCAATGACCTGTATGAACCTCTGGTGAACTTCTGGCAGATTCTTCAGAAGGATGGTGTGACTATGAGAAATAAACTTCTGGAACTCAAGACTCGATGCCCTGACCCTGCATCTGCAAGAGTCTTATTCCAAGAGTCTAAACAATATCTTGATAATGATAACACTGACTCTTTGTGGAGAGCAGTAAGTTTTTATATTGTAAATAAGTGTTCTTTCAGTGGTCTGACTGAGAGTTCTTCTTTCTCAAAGCAGGCATCCGATAACAACTTCAGTTTCCGTGGTATTGAGAAACTACCGTTTTATTCCACTATTATCTCTAAGTGGTATATAACTAATCTTACTTATGAAGAACTTTTTGATGAGAGTTCTGAACGTCGAGCATTCATCTATCTAGATCCTCCCTATGACATCAAAGATAATCTCTACGGTAAAAAGGGAGCTATGCACAAGAGATTCGATCATGATACTTTTGCCACAGATTGTGATCTTTGCTCTATGGATTGCCTTATCAGTTACAATGCCAACCAGTTGGTTAAAGACAGATTCAAATCCTGGCAAGCAGGTGAATTCGACCTTACCTACACGATGCGCTCAGTAGGTGAGTATATGCGTGAGCAACGTGAACGTAAAGAACTCGTACTTTTTAATTATGGAACTCAAGGACTGGCTCAACTCAATCAATCAAACCAAGAGACATCTCATTGATGAAGATCCTTCTGTAGAGAAGGACTATCCTCCATACATCATCAACCGTTGTCTCTCTGGTCATTTGGACTGTATCATGTTCTCCAATGAGATGAACAGGTATAATTTCCTCCCAAAGAAGTTGCAATATGATTTTTATCTAAATAGTCTGAGGAAAAAGAAGAGGTTTTCTCCCTGGCTCCGACAAGATAAGATCAAAGACCTTGATTGTGTCAAACGTTATTATGGTTATAGTAATGAAAAGGCAAAACAAGCACTACGGATCTTGACAAAAGAACAACTTGCATTTATTAAATCAAAACTTGATATTGGAGGAAAAGGATGAGTGTCGTTCAAGAACCTGAAGTGAAGTGGTCGCCTGAACAAATGGTTGAAGTGGTTCTCCGTGAACCCGATGACTTTTTGAAAGTGCGTGAAACTCTGACTCGTATCGGAGTTGCTTCTAGGAAAGAGAAAAAGATCTATCAGTCTTGTCACATCTTGCATAAGCAGGGTAGATACTATCTGGTGCATTTTAAGGAACTGTTTGCCCTTGATGGGAAACATGCTAACTTGACGTTGAATGATGTCCAGCGTCGTAATCGAATTGCACAACTCCTGGCAGACTGGGGTCTGGTAGAAATTGTTGACGCAGAAAAGATTCAAGAGATTGCTCCTTTGAACCAAATTAAGGTTCTGGCATATAAGGATAAGCAAGACTGGATTCTTGAGACTAAGTATAATATTGGTTCTAAAAAGAAGAAGGTAGAAGAAACCGAATAAGGTTTTTTTGAAAGTGTGCTATAAATATGTGTGATTGCCTTCGGGGATCACACAACACAAACTCGCTTTCAAAGGAGCTAATAACCATGGGGAACTTAATGAAGTTTCATAGTGCCGATCTGCCTGCACTTATGGACCGTATAAATAAGTACAGTATTGGTATGGACGATTACTTCGACCGTCTCTCGACGCTGCACGAGACGACAAGTAACTATCCACCATACAACCTAGTTCAACTAAGCAATGTAGAATACCGCTTAGAACTAGCACTTGCAGGATTTAAAAAAGAAGAAATCAATGTCTACACACAAGACGGAAAACTTTTTGTCGAAGGACAGCGCGAAGACTCTGAAGACCAAGGAAACTATGTCCATAGAGGAATGGCTCAGAGATCTTTCACCAGAACTTGGACACTCTCAGATGAAACGGAAGTTAGATCAGTTGTATTTGAGGATGGGTTACTAACCATTGAGTTAGGAAAGGTAGTGCCTGAACACCACCAACGAAAAGACTTTCTCTAAATAAAACTGAATATCGTCGCCGCAGAGGGGCAACTGGCACAATCCAGTTGACGCCCCTCTTTTTTTGCGTTATAATATCTGAGTAAACAACACAGCCTTCGGCTTTTTACATATGGCGGTTATTCAAATTCCTCTTTCGGGTGTACCCAAAGAGTTGCGTCAACAGATTGAAGAACTTCTCCCAGAACCACTTACAGTTCCAGGTTGGAAATTTACTGGATATAAGTGGTGCAAACTTACACAGATTAATACAAAAGACAGTCAAGGAAACACTGATAATAGTGTTCGTATTTCTGGCACTGGCGATAATGAAGTTCTAGAAATTTCTCTTCGTAAAGGTTTAGATACATCTTGCCAAACTCCCTCAATTTATCCAAATCATAATTCTCTTAATGGATTTAATCGTCTTAAGCAGTTGAAGAGGATTGGATATAAAGAATGGATTTTTGCTCAGTATGAACGAGATGAATCTACTAGCACTAAGTTCCAAGAAACTTTTGAAGATGCTCTTGACGATGCTCGGGCATCAATGAACAAAGGATTTGGGCAAAAGGTTATTACTGATAGCGAACTCGAAGAACTTGCTCGTAAACGTTTTTCAAAACGCGATGATCAGACTAAGGATTCGGTCAAGGAATGGATCTTCACTTTGGATCTTAATCTGAGTCCTCAAAAGGTTGAAGGAATTGCTGCAAAGGTTGTAAAAGATTTTTCTCGTAAAGGGGTCATTGACTCGTATGAGAGAAAAGAAGCACAAGAATTTTTGGATAGTCTTGGTATTGGGGCTGATTTGCTGAATACTTATGGAGTTAATGCTGGATCAGGAGATCCTACTCGCGTTTTGCGAACAATGTATCAAATTATGAAAAACTTTGTTGATAATGAGGATACAATGAATATTGCTTTGTTTGATTCGAAAGCTGCTTCACACGATGAACTTGATACTAATCGAAAATGTGCCGTTGATCATCTTGAAGCAATTGATCGACTTATCATGGACTATGCATCATCTAGATTAAAAAATTATAACATCAAACCATATGCAGTTCTTGGATCTATTCCACAAGCAGTTGGTAGAGAAAGTGCCAATGAAGTAAAGAAAGAGAAGAAATTGATTAATATTTAAATAAAATATGGGGGGTAGCAATACCCCTCTTTCCTATGCTATAATAAATTTCAAGTTAATACATACTATGTCTATCAAACTGGTACTGCTTAAGTCTGGAGATCAGATCATTGCTGACACAAAAGAGTTGGTTAGAGGTGAAGATACTCATGGGTATATTCTTAATAAACCCCATGTTGTCGTGGCAACCAGACCTATGTTTATGGAGGAGGATGAGGATAGGACTAGTGTAGAAATTACCATGTCCTCTTGGATTCTTCTTTCTAAGGATGAGAACATTCTTGTCCCTACGGACTCTGTGGTCACTGTAGTTGAACCTGTTGAAGATGTCGTCAAACTTTATGAGGAAAAACTAAATGGATAAGGATATCAAGTGCTTGCTTCTTGATGTAGATAATGTTATTATCTCAGAGGTAGTGGAGGTTGATGCCGAACTGGGTGATCCAAACTGCAAGTTGATCAAACCATATCGCTTCTATAGTGAAGACCGTATGGAACCCTGGGCAAATGGTGCCACAGAACAAGAAGAACTGATGATGAGAGCAGAAGATATTCTGACCATCGCAGATCCAAAACAATCAGTAATTGCTAAGTATCTAGAACTAACTGCATAATGCGCTTTTATACGAACGTTCAAATGGTCGGGGACCACTTCCTTGTTCGTGGTTACGAAAATGGTCGTCATTTCGCAACCCGAGAGAAGTTTTACCCGACTCTTTTTGTGCCCTCTAAAAAGAAGACAAAATACAAAACTCTTGAGGGTGAATGTGTTGAAACTGTTGAACCTGGAACTGTTCGTGACTGTCGTGAGTTTATCAAGCGATATGATGGCGTAGAAAACTTCAAGATCTACGGAAACGACAGGTACATCTATCAGTATATTTCTGAGAAGTATCCTGAAGAAGAGATCAAGTTTGATACTACAAAGATCAAAATCTCTACTATTGATATTGAGGTCAAGTCTGAGAATGGATTCCCTGACGTTGAGTCTGCTGCAGAGGAAGTCTTGCTCATTACAGTGCAGGACTATACTACCAAACAGATCCGCACCTGGGGTCAAGGACCCTTCAATAACAAACAGCAGAACGTCATCTATAAAGGTTTCTCCACTGAGTATGAACTCCTGAATGACTTCATCAACTGGTGGATGATTGAGGACAATACCCCTGAGGTCATCACTGGTTGGAACAGTGAACTGTATGATATGCCGTACCTGGTGCGACGTATTGACAGAATCCTTGGTGAGAAACTGATGAAGCGTATGTCTCCCTGGGGACTTGTTACTGAAAAGGAAACATATATTGCTGGACGTAAACACATTTCTTATGATGTTGGTGGTGTTACCCAACTTGATTATCTAAATCTTTATAAGAAGTTTACGTACAAAGCACAAGAGTCTTATCGTCTGGACTACATTGCCAGCGTAGAGCTTGGGCAGAAGAAACTGGATCACTCCGAGTTTGATACGTTCAAAGACTTCTATACTAACGGATGGCAGAAGTTTGTAGAATACAACATCATTGACGTGGAACTTGTTGACCGTATGGAAGACAAGATGAAACTCATTGAACTTGCTATCGTTATGGCATATGACGCGAAAGCGAACTATGCTGATGTGTTCTCACAAGTTCGTATGTGGGATACTATCATCTACAACTATCTGAAGAAGAGGAATATTGTTATTCCTCCTATCGTTCGTTCGGATAAAGACTCCAAGTATGCAGGTGCATATGTCAAGGAACCGATTCCAGGAAAGTATGATTGGGTGGTTAGTTTTGACCTTAATAGTCTCTACCCTCACCTTATTATGCAGTACAATATTTCCCCAGAGACGCTACTGGAGGAACGACACCCAGCGGCAACAGTTGACCGAATCCTTAATGAGGAAATAAATTTCGAACTGTATAGTGACAATGCTGTTTGTGCTAACGGTTCAATGTACCGTAAGGATAAGCGTGGGTTTCTCCCTGAGTTGATGGATAAGATCTATAAGGATCGAACCATCTATAAGAAGAAGATGTTGCAGGCGAAACAAGAGTATGAAAAGACTCCAACTAAAGCACTGGAGAAAGAGATTGCGCGATGCAACAACATTCAGATGGCTCGCAAGATTCAACTCAACTCTGCATATGGTGCTATTGGTAACCAGTACTTTAGGTACTATAAACTGGCCAATGCGGAGGCGATTACGCTTTCTGGTCAAGT